CTCCGTTTCTGGGAGTCTGTCATGCTTGCTGCTTTGGCAGCAGGGACGCACTTTGGATACTTTCTTTTTGATCCACTTGCAGATTTTCTTCCACATTTTTTAAAACCTCCGTCTTTTTTCTTGGCACCAATGTCTACCCAATCTTGTTTGAACCATTCTTTTAAACCAGCCATTAGTAGACCTTTGTTACTTTTCTTCTATTAGACATGACCTTACCACAACCTCTAGCGATATTGCCGTTTTTAAAACCTATTCTACCACCATCTTTTTTTCCTGCAGGTTTAGGTCCTTTAAAATCTTTTCTTTTTGTACCAGAAGGATCTTTAATTTTACCCGCACAAATTTTACTAGCGTAGGCATTTGCGTATGCCGACGGGTAAACTGCAAATTTTCTTTTTGCGGCTGACTTACCTCTAGGACAAAGTTTAGTCATTATTTTTTCCTCGCTGTCTGTTTTGCACGTTTAAAGTTTGCTGCAGTTGGTGCACCCTTTGCACCTTTCTTTCGCATTTTACCGCCACGTTTACGTTTAGCGTGAATGTTGGCGTATAAACCTGGACCAGCCATTACTTCTTCCTTGCTCTACCACCTTTTTTAGCAACCATTCTTTTTGGGTTGTATCCAAATTTTTTTGCTAATTCGGGTTTCTTTTTAGCTAACTTTGCTAAACCAGGGTTTTTACTTTTACTTATCGCTTTTCCCATTTTATTCTCCTTTATCTTTTAACTTCTTTTCCACAAACAGCACAAACTCTAATGTAAACATCTTCGACTTTTACAGCTACAAAAGTTTTGCAGTTACAGAATAACTGTTTTATTTTTTTAATAATCCACTTGATCATTATCTATTGATCTTGCCTTTTTTCTTCATTGCAGAACCAAATTTACCGTAAGACTCATCTCTCGAAGCTTTTAATTGCTTCTTAGTTCTTTTCTTTTTAATTCTCATAGCAATAGATTCATCTTTTCTATCTTTGTAACCTTGTTTCTTCTTCTTAACTCGGCCACCTTTTTTCATCATAGCACCACCTTCCATGCCCATGTCTGATGGATAATAACCAGATCTCATATCTCGTCTCATCATTCCACCACCCATAGCTTTTGTTCTAGGTTGTGCAGTTTGTGTGTTGTATCTTGAATTTGCCATTATTTTTTTCCTCCTTTAAATGCTCTTCCAAAGCCACGTTTTGCAGCTCCAGTTGCTTTTGCTTTTTTAACTCTTCCACCTGATTTGAAAGTATTTCCTCTGTTTGTTAATCTTCCTCTAATAATTCTATTACTATAAGGATTTAAAATACTAGGAGGAGCTTCTACACCAGTAACTGAATTTGCTCTTCTATTTAAAGTCATACCAGGACTATCAATAGTATTACCCGCTGAATCAATAATTCTATTTCTAGTTCTAAACGTGTTGTTATTTACTTTTAAATCTTCAACTTTAGGTGAAGTAACAATTTTTTCTTTAAACTCCATCATATCAGAACCACTATCATCTTCTGCTGATCTAATTCCAGCATCAATAGCCGCGTTTCTTTTATTTCTTGCAGCAAGCCCTAAACCAATTGCACCTAATAATCCTAAAATTTTTTTGTTTCGTCTTCTAGATTTTTTGCTCATTATTTTTTACCACCATTTTTAAAAATTTGTGTTCCCTTTATACCATATATGCTCGCAACCACAAGGATCCAAAGATTTGTGAACCATGACGGCAGCGACTGGAAATGCTCAAAAAAGACTTTTATCTTGTCCATAGCTTGGACGTCGTCTGAAAAGACCCCATATGCGAGCACCACGATTGGCAACGTGAGAATTATCAAAACCGCCTCATCCTTGTAATCTGCTTGTCTAGCTTCTAGTAATTTTCCTTGGTAAGCTTCCTCACCTCGAGCTTGTCTTTCAGCATGCAATAGCTGTGCGTCAGACATAGCGACTTTTGCCCTCTGCTTGTTAGCATAAATTTTACTTCCAGCAGAAACGGCTAATTTAATTGCCGAGAACCACATGTTAGTACCAAGTAGCCTTTACAGGTTTTTTGTCAGCTCTAAGTCTTTTAGTGCCTCTTACTTCCACAACTTGTGATTCAAAAGGTTTAGTTGCTTCAATAACGATTCCGCCTTGTTGCATACCATCTTTATCAGCACCCAGTTCTGGAGTAACATTTGGGTTTTTATTTTTTTTAGTCATAGTTTCTCCTTATACTATCTTTTAGGACCTTTCAAGATCCTAACATCTGTTTGTTTCATCATATCATTGACCATTTTTGCGTCAATTCCCATTTGTGTCTTTGTAAGCGATGTATCTGCTCTAAGCTCTGCAAGCTCTTCATTTTGATCCATTTTTTCATCAAATTGTTGCTGACCCATTAATTGTTTAGATTTATCTAAATCTATCTTTTCTTGTGCTTGATCACGTTTTGCAGCGTCATCCATAGCTCTTAAATCAAGTTCTCTTGCTTTTAATGCTGCGATAGGGTCTCCATTAAAGCCACCCATAATTTTATTTTCTTCATTTTTAAATTCTTCAGTCATTTCTGCAATTAATTTAGCTTTTCTAGACTCTAAACTCATAGACATTTGCATAATTTGTTGTTGATACTGCGGATCTTGCTGCAACATTGGGTTTTGTTGTGCCATTTGTTGCATTTGCATCAATTGTTGTATCTCATCTCTAAATTCTACCTCTAATTGCTCTTGTGCCATTAAAGAAATGTGTTCAAAAATGTTTTTTTCTAATGCAGCCATAACTGGAGGCGAATTTCGTGCAATATTAGTCGCCATAAAGTTTAAATGCGTCGTAATATGCGCTTGATGGTCCTGTCCTTTAAAAGCTTGGAATGGTTTTTGCGACATTGCCAAAATATTTTCAGTTGCAGGGTCCATTGGTTGCGGTTGTTGAGGTGGTGGTAAAATTTTATCAATATTTTTTACACCAATCGCTGTATACATTGCATGAAATGCTTCATACAAGTTGTGCATTTGCGGATTTGACATCGCAAGTTGTAATTCTGTTTGTGCTAAACTAATTCTTTGTGATTGAGAAAAAATATTTGGGTCTGCAACTGGAATAATATCTACTTTGTCATCAAAATCTGCAACTTTAATATTTCTTTGACCACCTACTACATCATATGGATACTCTTGAGGCAAATAAGTTTTATAAACTCCAGCTAATAATTTAAATTCGCTCTTCATCGCCACATACAATCTTTTGTGTATGGCTGACATGACTCTGGAACCACGTTCTAAGAGAGCAATAGTCGTCCCAACAGCTGCTTGTTGGTTGCCGTCACCGACCTGCATGTCAGCTATGGCGGCAAATCGTTGCCCTGCCGATACCACAATACCCATCAACTGTAATAAAGTTGGTGATGGTTCTTTAAATGGTAATGGCATAAATGCATCTTTGATACTTCCTCCAGGTGCATCTACATCTCTGAATTCTCCAGGTTGAATTGCTTGTGCTTCATCTCTTACTCTGATTCCACGTTGTTTAAATCCTGCCGGTAAATTACTTAAAGTTCCTGCGTCTAACAATTGACGTAAAGCAGTAGTTGCCGTTCTAGACAAACCACCGATCATATGTATTAATCCAAAACCATAAAAACCCATACCCGGTAAAAATTTAAAATGAACAAAATAATCTATTTTAGATTTTGTTGGATCTTCAGCTTGGAAGTTTCTTCTAATTGATAATATTTCTCTGCTACCCATTTCAAGAGTTACAATGTATGGAAGTTTAATTCCTGTTGGTTCTCCTCCTGAATCTTTGTCTTCAAAACCTTCTAAATCTAAGTCGGTATGAATTTCTAAAATTGTAAAGACGTCTTCATCTCTAGTTTTCTTTACACCTTCTAATTCTCTTTCTTTTTTCTCTACTTCTGTTTCTTCATTGTACCCTGGTGTTAATTCTATGTCTTTGTAAAAACCTGATACTTGTTTTTTTCTAACTTCGTTTTCAGACATTTTAATCATGTGAATAACAGACTCTGCATCTTCTAAAGAAGTTGCAGTGTAAGGTACTACTAAATCATCAGCCGGTACAAATTTAGACACGGCTCTGCCAAGTAGTTCATCGTAATAAACTTTCTTGAACGCAGAGCCGGCAAGAGGGAGATAAAAAAGCATCTGATCGAACTCGGGTTCATACTCCTTCATCACATCCATGAGCTGATAGTTCATGAATTCTTTAACTCTGTTTGATTGTTCTTCTCTGGCTCTGTCTGCTAGTCCAACTATTCTAGTATGCACTGGACCATTAGCCGGTAATAATTCTTTGTAAGCTTGTGCTTGAAACTGTGTAACTGCTTCAGCTAAAACTGGGTGAGTTGCACCTGAAGCTCCTTGAAAAGGTTGGGTTGGATTTTCATATTTAAATCCTAAAAGATCTAAACCTTTTGTATAACTATCTTCCCAATCTTTTCTAGAAGATTTATATTGATTGTAATTTGCTGCAAGTTCAGAACCTAACTTACCTAAAACATCTTCTGGTAATAATTCTGCTAAGTTATCAAAATGAGATTCACCACCACCTGCATTAACTGCTTCTGGGTCAAAATTAATTGTTGCACTACCATCTTCTTCCTGAGTTATTTGTATATCATCTGGTCCAACTTGCTCTTCAATATTTTCTTGTTGAGCTTCGACGACTTCGTCTTCTCCAGGTATTTTAATTTCAGTCTCTACGTTTGGTAGGGCTTTGTCTATATCTGCCATTTATATTCTCCGAGTTCTTTATTGTTGTAACCTGTTTTGTGGGAACATTCAACCCCTGTGAGTCAGGTCCTTTAAGTGGTGGAATTTGATTCCACTTGACGTGTTGCATATTTGCAACAAGAGTTTTATTCTTCATTGCTAAACATACCTCTTTTGTTTCTGTAATCATCAAACAATTCGTAACCACTGATACCAGCAGATAACGCAAGACCCGGTAAACCAAATCTTCTAGACACAGTTTTCAATACACTTGGACTAATTCCAAGTCTCATAGTTTTTGCAATCATAGGACTTACTCCTTTGGTAGCAAATTCGGTTGCAGGGCCCATAAAAGCAGCTCCTAAATAATTCATAGGATTAGTTGCAATATCAGTTAATGAATCACCTTGTTGTACTTGACCTGCAATATACAATGGCTCAGTTGCAAGTAATGCAGCTGGTGTACCTAAAGCAGTTAAACCTCTTCCTAAAGTTTTTAATGCGGTCTTTGTAATTCCAGATTTAGTTGCACCTAACGCTCCGCTTCTTGCTGCTTCAATTGTAGAAGGTGCGACTGCTGCAGTTCCTGCTACAGCACCAGCTCCAAGAACTGGTAATTGGTAATCTAATATTGCAGGACTTTCTTGTGGTGTATCATCTAACTGTCCTGTCACCATGTCGATCAACATATTTTTTTGTTGTTCTTCATTTGACAAATAAGTTGTTGGATCGTCGTTTCTAAATTCTTTTACAAGTGCTGCTCCAAGCGCGCCTGCTGCACCAGCGATACCAAATGTTCTAACATTTGGGCTTTTTAAAAATCCTAATGCTGCGTTTTTAACTTTTGTCATAGCACTACTAGTTGCAGGTGCTTCTGCAAAAACTTTAGAAGCTTTTACAGGATCATTATCTATAGCGGCAGCACAATCTCCAGGCAATCCACCTCGAGATAATAAACTACAATAAGTTATTTTTTCTTGTTCAGTTAAGTTGCCAACTAATTTTTTTATCTGTGATGGAAACGTTGATGCTAAATTTTTAATATTTTTTTCTTGAGAAGCAAGACTTTTAAAAGAAACTTTCGCATCTTTAAATGTAGTTTGTAAATCTGGTTCATTTATAAATTTAAAAACCCTGTCATATATTTCTGGAAAACTAGTTGTTCTTAAATCAGTTTTTAAACTAAAAGGTTTTGCACCAAAGTTTGTAATTTTTCCTTCTGCAGTAACTCCTCCAAATTCTTCTGGTAAATAACTTTGAGCTCTAACAATCGCTTCAAGAGCTTTTTTATTTCCTGTTTTGTAAGCTGTTCCAAGTGCTCTATCAAATTGTGCTTTAAATGCTCGTTGATTTAAAAACTCAGGTATCGGTCTAACTCTAATTAAATTAATAGGATCTGCTCCTTCATTTACTTGTCGAATAAAATTTAACGGAACAGGGTGATCTAGATTTGCAGCAAAAAATTTTCCGTAAGGTGTTTTTTTAAGTTCACTTTGAATTGTATAAAAATTATCTAGTCTTTGTAAAAGAGGTTTTAAATTTTTATCACCTTTGTATGCGTCTGTAACTAAATTCTTAACTCTGTCTTTTAATCTAACTCCAGTATTTTTAATAGCATTGTGTACTATTTCTAACTCAGAGTTATTATATTGTTTTAAAGCAACAGCACCTTGATCACCTACTCTTTTGTAAATATCTGTATATAAACTTTGTAAAAGATTTTTAGCTTGACTAGTTTTAATATCTAAGTCTTTTGATAAATCTACAAGAGATGCTTTTTCATTTAACAATAAATAATTAAATATTTTTAATTTATTTGGATCAATTTGTTTTAAAGCTGATTTTTTACCAGCTCCTAGCATCGCTTCATTTTTGCTGTATGCTTGAAATTCATTTGTTTTTTTATATTTATTAAATTCGTTTTTTAATTTATCTATCGATCCAAATTTTCTTATATTACCAATACTGTAAAGTAACCCAGGTGAGAAATTACCAGCTTGGGTTTTATAAATTTTAAATTCTATTGCTTTATCTGAAAGCTTGTTTACTCTGTTTAACTTATTAATTTTCTTTTGTAATTCTTTTAAACCCTCTATGTCATCTGCCATTACGACATGGTCTGGAATAGGTTTGCCCCCTAATCTAGCTGCTTCTAATTTAGTTAAGGGTTTTGCATAATCTGTTCCCTCAGTAAGTATTCTTTTAACTCTTGCAAAATTAGTAGATGACTTTCCGTCTAGCTCTCTTGTTATTTCTGTAATAGTAGGAAGTCGTCCTAATTTTTCTTTAAGTCCTTCAGAAATTACTCTTAAATCTTCAGCTGTTGGCATTAAATCTCCAGGATCTTAGCTAGGCCACCACTTTTAAAATCAATAGGTTTACCTAATCTCATTAGTATTTCTCTAATTCCTTCTGGATAGTCATCTGGGTTTTTTAAAACTTGATTTAACATTTTAAAGTATTCTGTTTTTTCTTTACCAACTAAAGATTTGTCTGTTGCTAAACTTTTAAATAAATCTGTTATGTCTTCTGCTTCGATACCGTATTTACGCATAGCTTGATAACCTATGTTTTTACCAAGTCTACCTAAACCACCTGCAAAAAATCCTGCACGTCCACCGTCTGCCATT